ATTTCCTCTCGTTGCTCAAATCTAAATAAAGGAGTCAAATTTCATGACTGATGATAACTCAATCGATCAAGATGTTGACCTCCATGATGACAACGATATCGTGGAAGCATCAACTCACGATCCTAAAAATGCTGAAGCTCAATCAGTAGCATCTGTCGATGCAGCTGAGAAAAAAGGACCTAAGGCCAAAGGCCGTAAAGGGGACAAGAGTAACAGCGAACCAATGCAAAAAGCACCTGCTGCACCAGCAGCTATGAAAGCAGAAGATGTTGATTTTGATGGAGACTTTAGTGAAGATCTAAATGCTCTGGTGGAATCTGAGGCAACTCTTTCAGAAGAGTTTAAAGCCAAAACAGCAGTAATCTTTGAAGCAGCGGTAAAATCTAAAATCTCAGAAGAGATCAATCGTCTAGAAGCAGAATATGCCGAGCAATTGGCAGAAGAAGTTGCTTCAACAACAGCTGATCTTGTAGAGAAGGTAGATAGCTACCTCAACTATGTGGTTGAGAACTGGATGGAAGAAAATAAACTAGCAGTACAATCTGGACTTCGTTCAGATATTGCTGAAAACTTTATGGATAAGTTGAAAGACTTGTTTGTTGAGTCGTATATTGAAATTCCTGAATCCAAAGTCGACCTAGTTGACGAACTTGCTACAGCAAACGAAGAACTTGAAGAAGACTTCAACAAAGCCGTAGCACAAAGCCTATCTCTTGCAGAAGAGCTAAACACTTATAAGCGTAATGCAGTAATTGCAGAAGCTGCTAAGGATCTAGCAGATACTCAAGTAGAAAAGCTCACCTCTCTAGCAGAGGGTGTAACTTTCGAATCAGAAAAAGATTTCGCAAATAAAGTGGCAACACTTAAGGAATCATATTTCAATCAGAAAACAGCAAAGTCAGTGATCTCAGAAGATCTAGAAGATGATGATGATGCTGAAGCAGTTGAAATATCTGGTAATATGTCAGCTTACGTAAACGCTCTGCGTTCCACTATTAAATAAATACTTTTAGGAGATCCATAAAATGGAAAATAATACATATGACCGCCTCGTAGAGAAGTGGTCTCCAGTACTGAACGAAGGTTCAGCTGGTGCTATCGAAGGTAATCACAAGCGCTCAGTTACTGCTGCTGTTCTTGAGAATACAGAAAAAGCTCTTCAGGAGCAAGGCCTTATGGAAGTAGCTGCAAACGCTGCTGGTAATGGCGTATCTACAGCTGATGGCGGCACAGGTGCTGCTACTAACTGGAACCCAATCTTGATTAGCCTTGTACGTCGTGCAATGCCAAACTTGATGGCTTATGATATTGCTGGTGTTCAGCCAATGTCAGGTCCAACAGGCTTGATCTTCGCAATGAAGTCAAAGTACAAATCATCTAAAGGTGGCGCAGCTACTAATGATGAAGCACTGTTCAACGAAGCGCTTGTTAACTATTCAGGTGACTCAAGCACTGCTGGTAACGGTTCACGCGGTCCATCAGGTCTTGAAGGCGCAACTGATACTAACGCAAGTGGCTCTCTTGTTGACTCTGGTGATACATTTGTACCAACAACAGGCGATGCATACACAACAGCTGAAGCTGAAGCTTTAGGTGTATCAGGCGGAGAAGCTTTTGCTGAAATGGGTTTCACCATTGAAAAAGCAACTGTGACAGCTAAGTCACGTGCTTTGAAAGCAGAATACACACTTGAGTTGGCTCAAGACTTGAAAGCAATCCATGGTTTGGATGCAGAGACAGAATTGGCAAACATCTTGTCAACAGAAATCTTGGCAGAAATTAACCGTGAAGTTGTTCGTACAATCAACAGCCAAGCTAAAATCGGTGCACGTCAAGCAAACGTAACAACAAAAGGTATCTTTGACTTGTCATCTGATGCTGATGGTCGTTGGTCTGCAGAGAAGTTCAAAGGTCTAGGTGTACAACTTGATCGTGAAGCAAACGTAATTGCAAAAGAAACTCGTAGAGGTAAAGGTAACTTCATCGTATGTTCTTCTGACGTTGCAACAGCTTTGGCAGCTTCTGGTATGTTGGATTATACTCCTGCACTATCCACAAACTTGCAAGTAGATGACACAGGCAACACATTTGCTGGTGTTCTTAACGGTCGTACAAAAGTGTACATTGATCCA